CTGAAAATTTCCCTTAACATAGCGATTAATGGGGGGGATATATATAAAAAATATTTTTATTTTCTCTCTGAAAGTATCGTCTTTATCTCTTTGTTTATTTTATTTTTAATTCTTTGTCTTGTTTGTTTATTAGTTTATCTAATGTCATCTACATACTGATTGTGTATCAATGTCTTGTGCCATTCATTGTACTTACCTTTGCCCATAATCATTCCATTCTATCCAGCATAATAAAACTATAATAACTAACCACGAACCGAACCATGCAATACCTATCATAGTTTAATAGCAAGCCATACTAATAGCCATAGCAATGCGAACACTGGGTTAATAACTAACAGCAACAACAACAATGCTATACTTGGACTGATGAACATCATAATAATAAATAATAATAATATAATCATTTGTTCCTCTCAATCAAAGCTATAATACCTAAGCCAATCAACGTACCTATTAGCCAGCCGATACACCACTCAATTAATATCATTTACTTCTCCCTTTATATATAGCAGTAGTAGGGAATCGAACCCCACACAGTCGCGACCTTTACTTCCTCCAATTACTCTACCAGCTGTCACTTAATATATGCCTGTGACACTTTAATACACTAGGTCTTCCGTTAACTAACCCCATATCCTAATAACCATGCACCAGTTATGTTCAATATGGTTCTTGTATAGTTGTGCCAAGATACTGCGCAATAGCTTAGCACTTCATATATGGACTATACACCACTAACCACGCCTAACAGTCCCGACCTGTTAAGTAACCCACACTCAAAGTCTTACGGTTTATAACCTGCATATGAGTTTGTATAGCGTGTTATTATATGCTTTCAGCTTATATTACCTACGACATATAATAAATAAAGGAGAACACGAACAGTAGGAATCGAACCCACGTTTACAGGTTTGGAATCTGTAGCATTACCATTATACTATGCTCGCAATATACAAAGGGCTGTTAGTTGGCGACACTCATTTAACTAAGGCATTCCCGTCACCTTGCACCCTATGCTTGGCTGTCAACTCTATGACATTTAAGTACCGTCAATCAGTACACCTATTCTTTTAATTCAAAACGTTTAATACTCCAGCCACTACCAATAAGATAGATGTAAATACACTTAGCATAATAGCTAGATAGTCATGGCGATAATACCACTCCTTAAAGTTGGTAACCGAACCTACACCATATAAAATGCCAAGAATAATCAAGGCAATATTAATTACAATCATTTATTCTCCTGACTTTCTACATAGAGTAAGATACAGAACGCGTCTGCCATGTCGTCGTTGATATCATTATCAGGTACTATGTTATAGCTCTTGAGTATCTCAATGCTTTGTACTTTTCGCAATGCACTCTTACCTTTAATTAGATGATACCCACACCATTTACTGTTTGGTACATCAACATAGCCAATGTTATGACGGTTACGCATGACACCCAAGAATGAACCGTTAGCTCTAATCAATGAGATGTTTCCCTTAGACTTGAACGTGATGATAGGTTCTTCAATATAAATAAAGTAGTCAAACAAGTTGTAATGCTCAATGATTTCTGTTATGCCGTCAGCTATAATCTTGGCACGTTCCAAAGGGTCTTTACTTTTACCACCTGCAATTGAACCAACTACATACTCATTTGTCAAAGGGTTGCGAAACGCATAACCAGTATTAGAAGTGCTAAAGTCAATCGCTAAGGCTTTGCTCATAAATCAGAACTCAATTCAATATAAAGCTCTTTAGTAATTTCTCCAATATCAAATAAGTGTTTAACATAGTGTTCGTACTCAATCGGAGTCAATACTTCTTTTTGTGCTAAAATATGCTCTTTATTCATTTCTTTATTCTCCCTTAAAAATTAAAGCTGTATCAAGATTAATCAAACCACATTCAACAGCGTTAAGTAAGAACTCGTTAAAGTCAACTTCTGACAATGTTTCTTGCTTAAATAATAGCTGTTCATCTGTCATTTGCTTTCCTCTCTCAACTTGATATACTTATTATATCATACGCACTTTTTGGGATAGTGTTATCCTGTGTTATGTAAGCTATGATTGACTTTGTAGGCATTTTATGTTATACTCTTTATAGGAGGTAACTATGGCTAGAGATAAATATCTGATGTACTTACGACAGCAGGAATACAAGAAACGTATTAAACTCAAAGTAGATAATACAAGAGCTAGAATGAACAGAGAATACATGAATCAGCCAGAAGTAGATAAGGAAACATTAGAACTATGGAATAGTCAACAACCCATACATTTTAATTTAGGAGAAAATAAATGAGATATAAAAAAATAGATACTGTTATAGTATTAGAAAATGGAAAAGTTTATAGAGAGTTAAAAGATAGATGTAGACTGATAAAAGGAACTTTAAGAAATAATGGATATTTACAATTAACGATTAAAAATAAAACTATAAAGGTACATAGATTAGTAATAGAGGCTTTTAAAGGTAAAAGTGATTTAACTGTCGACCACATAGACGGAAATAAACTAAATAATTCATTAGATAATTTACAATATTTAACTAGAGAAGAAAATTTAATAAAGTCTATAGCTATCCCAATTTATTATGACAATGTGGAATACAGAAGTACTAATGAGTTATCAAGAAAATTAAATGTTTCAAAAAATACTATTAAGTATAATTTAAATAAATACGGTTCTTATAAGGGTAAAAAATTAAATTACTAAAATATATAGCGCAATAGCGCTTTTTGTTTCACGCTTGACCGCAATTTGACTAGAAGTGGCAGAATGTAAGTGCATTGAGTGTCCTGTTTGTAAAGTATGGTATCAGTAAGCGCAATCAGCTTCTTGTTTGTAAGATTTCTAAAGGAATTCCGGAGTGTTTGATGTAATGGAATTGTAATTAAATTTTCGGTATCAGCACCTATTGGTAAAGAAAACGAAACAAATGCTTATAAACCGCGTAGTTATCAACAAAATAGGGATAAAAACTTAGTAAATATCTTGAATATTAAAAAATGCAATATGGTATAATAGAAGTGTAGAAAAAAAAGGAGATACAAACTAATGGAAGATAAAGAATTTTTGATTAAAAAAGTAGAAGTATTAGAATCAGCAATCAAACAAATAGCAGTAATTCAATACGAGCTAAGCAAAAAGCTAGGAGAATTAGAGGGAACAGAATATTTTACATAACACATGATAACTCAAAGTGTAAAATGCAATATGTTAAAATATAAGTATATAATACTTGACAAGATGAAAAAGTTTTGATACTATTATCTAAGTTAATTAAATAGTTAGTTGCTGAATGACTTGTAACTAATGTAAATAGAGAATTCAATATTGAATAAAGTTGAAAATATCGAAAGTCATTTATAATCTTACGCTTGAGGGTCGGGATAGTTGCTAAAAACCTTGACTCAATTGAAAATGTCATTACTTTACAAACAGCCTAGAGCGTAGCATGAAATAAAAGATTATGAGTTCCATGAGTGTCGGTGAACAGAAACACTCCGTGACGCGTAGAAGTCTGACAGAGTTATTTATAGAAAAGTTTTGAAATTAAGTAGCCTTTTCTTTTAACTTGCTGGGATTATACGACACGTTAGGGGCTAGGGGCTGTCTAAAAAGGTAGCACGGAGAATATAATATTTGATAAAGGAGAAAATAGATGAGTTATACAACAAAACACAAACCTTACAAACTGAAAAGCATTAAATGTAGTGGTTGTGGCTGGTCAATATCACACTGCATGGACTTAAAAAAAGAACAACTTAGAATAAAAAGTTTAAAAAAAGAAGTTGTAAAAGAATATATCCATGTAGACAACCCTAAATGTAAACATTGCATTGAATTAGAAAAAAATAGATTTAAGGCTTGACTTTTCAAGTCTTTTTTGTTATTATATACTAAAGGAGAAAAAATGACTAACATATTTGATAAAGTAAGCACAGCTAAAGAACTTAAAGAATCAGAAGACTTTTCAGGAGGTTTGCTATTATATACTAAAGGAGAAATAAATGAAATTTAATGATGAATTATATGAAAAAGTGTTAGAAAGATATACATTAACAAAAGACGGAAAACTATTTTCTAAAAACGGTAAACAAAAAAAAGAGCACAAAGACAAAGACGGTTATTATCAATTTTCAGTAAGTTTTGATAATAGAACTTTGAAAGTGAAAAAACATAGATTATTAGCGTTCGCTTTTATTCCTAACCCAGAAAATAAAAAAATAGTAAACCATATTGACGGAAACAAGCAAAATAACGATTTAAATAACTTAGAATGGTGTACTAGTAAAGAAAATACATTACACGCCATATATGTATTGAAAACTGTAAACCAAAAGGGGAGAATTAAAAAGTGACCAATATATTTGAAAAAGTACAGACAGCTAAGCACTTAAAAGAGCGTGAAGACTTAATAAATTTAAAAGATGACTGGCTTATTGATACGTTAATGCCTAGCTCTCAAGCTGGGATATTAGTAGCACCATTTAAGTCGTTTAAAAGCTCTCTAGCAATGCACATGGCTTTAATGGTATCACAAGGGTTACCTTTTTTTGGTTATGACACAAAGCGTAGTAAGACACTATACATTGACAATGAGGACACGGACAGAGAGTTAAACAAAAGGCTTAGAAATAAAGATAATGCACCAGAAGACTTACATTTTTTAACTGGTGGAGAGTTCATGCTTGATGATTCGCACCACATGAATTTGTTATATGAGTATATCAAAGAAAATGACATCAAATTCGTTATATTGGATAACCTAATGACCATGCTAAGAGATGGCGATATTATTTATGGTAAAGACTTTGAACCAATGCTTAGAAGAATTACACGCTTAAAGTTACTTTTCCAAGATGTAACTTTCTTACTGGTAGCTCATGCAAACAAATCAGCTTATGCAAACTCAATGGATGACAAAGCCTATATAGTAAAGCCTAGTGATGCCTTAGGTGGTTCAACTCTTACGGCTTGGGCAGAATTCATGTTAATGTTAAGCCCTAAACGTGGCAAGCATAACGACTTCTCTAAGTTATCAGTCAAAGCGCGTGGATATCAGTTTGACGATGATTTAAACTTTTCTTACGTTGATTCAGTATTTACTTGCGTTAATAAATCGAAAAAAGAACCTGATAGTGAACTAGTGGAAAAAGTAAAGGTTAAAACTCCAATCGAAACGACGAAAGAATCGGCACAGGCTTTCTTAGACTTAGCTAAAGAACAAGGAAAGGTAACAGAAAATGAGTGTTAAAAAATACGTTGTTTATTATAATGAAGAAAAGAACCAATATTACTATATGGCTCGTATTTGGCTTGATATAAATAATTTTTTTAATATAAATATCCAATATATAAAGCCTGTTTTATATAGTGATGATTTTGAACTAACAGAGAAAGTGACACGTAAACTCAATGCAAGATTATAAGAACAAAGCAATTAATTTACATGTCGAAGTGTACGGCTGGTTATATCGTGCATTAGAAGAGATGATAAAAGCAGAATGGCACAATGACGAACTTTTAAAAGTATGGCTTGGTCGTGCTGAATTTCTAGTCATACAGTCTAAAAAGTTGCATAATGCTTGTGAAAATGATTATTCTAAGCGTGCATTAGTTAGAGCATTGCAATTAAAAGCAGAAATAAATAAAAAAATAACATCTAATGCTTGACAAAGTGAAAGTAATTCGATATAATAATATATATAGAAATAAAGGAGAACTAACAAATGGTGGTTAAATTAACACAAAAACAAGATGATTATCTTAAAACATTTAAATATGACAAAAAATTGGCTTTATATCATATTAGTAGGTGGGGTTTTGGTTATAAACTTAAAGACGGTAACGAAAAAGTTTACGTAGATAATGAAGAACCACCGTTCGCTTACGATGAAAAAGAAAAAATGTTAAACGCTCTTATTAATGGTTACGAAGTCGTTGTAACTAAATTTAAATTTCATACTTTTTCTGATATTAGTGGGTTGAATCGTTTATATTATAATGGCGTACAAGCACAATTAACAACCAGCATTGAACGAGCGAAAGAAGTAGAAAAAAATAGTGAGGAATATATGGCACTTGAAAATTTAGGATTCTTTTCTGAAGAAGTATGATAACATCTTTTGAATCACTAGCTGAAAGACGATTGATAACTCTTAATTATCACAAAAAGGATAGTCAGCAGTACATCAACAGCTTAAATTACTTTGAATATGCTAGAATGTACTTTGAAAAAAATGGCTTTCCTGATGATAACAGACGAGTTTATCAAAGTGGCAAGCGAAAAGGCCAAAAAGTTAGTTGGTCTGATAAAGAGGAAAAACAGCAGAAAGACGATATTAGAAAGTTCATATATGAAAAGCAATTACAAAAGTTTAAGGGCAGAAGAAAAAGCAAGTAAACATTATGCCAGAGGCGTTAGAAAGCTATCTAAAGAGCTTGAAGAGATGAACGAGACAAAGTATAGGGCAGAACCTAACGAGTGCTTATATGGCTTAATAAATGACTTGTGGAACTATCGGGAAAAAGGTCACATCCTGCCTATGCTTAAGTATAATATTGAAATTACAAGACAAGGGAACGTATTTATCGTGGAAAGAGGAGAAAATGAGCGAAGTTGAAACCTTTGTTAAAATTGAGGGTTTTGAAAATTACGAAGTATCTAATCTAGGCAAAGTTAGAAATATAAAAAGCGGTATAGTGCTTAAACCTTCTCTTAATGAAAAAGGATATTTAAAACATTGTTTATATGGGCATAATAAAAGGAAATTTCTGTTTCTGCATAGAATTATAGCGACTGCTTTTATAGATAACCCTGAAGAAAAACCTTGTGTAAATCATATTGATGAAAATAAGTTAAATAATGATTTAAGTAACCTTGAATGGTGCACTGTAAGAGAAAACGCCATACATGGCACTAGAACAAAAAGGATTGCTGAAAAATGCTCCATAGAAGTTATTCAACTAGACTTAAATGATAATATATTAAATGTATTTAAATCAATGACACAAGCAGAACAAGAAACAGGAGTTTCAACCGGAAGTATAAGCAATTGTTGCAACGGAAGAAGCAAAAGCGCTGGCGGATTTAAGTGGATAAAAAAGTAGAAAGAGGAGGAAATGGAAACAATTAATATTAAGTTTGATAAAGAACAGCTTGAGGAAGTTGTGAAAAAGTTACTGAAGAACTTAAAAGTCAAGGTTGGAAAGAAGAGGAGAAAATGAGCGTATTTGAACAACTTAATGCAATTAATGTAAATAGTAAAGTCGAACAAAAAAAGACAGGTAAAACTTCTCTAAGTTATCTATCTTGGTCTTGGGCTTGGGCTGAATTTAAAAAAGTTTGTCCTACTGCTACTTACGAGATTAAAAAATTTGATGACGGTAAAGGGAAACTAGTTCCTTATTTATATGATAATTCTTTAGGTATTATGGTATTCACTTCTGTTACGGTTGATGATATCACACATGAAATGTGGTTACCAGTAATGGACGGAGCTAATAAGGCAATGAAGTTTGAATCTTATACTTATAAGACTAAGTTCGGAGAAAAAACTGTTGAACCAGCTTCAATGTTTGATGTAAATAAAACCATTATGCGTTGTTTAGTTAAAAATTTAGCTATGTTTGGACTTGGTTTATACATATATTCAGGCGAAGACCTTCCTGACTTGACAGAAGAACAAAAAGAACTAGAAGCAGAAAAACAACGACTTCGTGAGATTCAACCAGCGCTAAATCGAGCTGAAGAACTTGGATATCCTAACATGGAACTACTCAAAACAAAGACTAAAAAAGAAATCTTTGATATTATGACAATTTGGAAAGCAACAGAGGGAAAAAAATAAATGGCAATCATCACAGTAACATCACAAGTAAACGAAAAAAATACACGTACAGTAAATACATCTAAAGGAGATAAGAAAATTATCTCAGTTCCACTATTTGAAAAAGAAAAAGGATCTAACGTGAAAGTTGCGTATGGTTCAGCTTTCTTGCCTGACTTCATTCAATTAGGGGACACCGTAACGGTCAGCGGTCGTGTACAAGCTAAAGAGTCTGGAGAATATGTAAACTATAACTTTGTTTTCCCTACGGTTGAAAAAGTATTTATTACTGACGGTAATGGTTCACAATCACAAGCTAAACAGGACTTATTTGGAAACTCTGAACCGATTGAAGTTAACACGGAAGATTTACCATTTTGATAGAAAGTCGGTTCTATGTACACAGCAGATGAAAAAGAGCAAATTATCGACATCGTGGATAAAATGAGCTTACTGAAACAAGACTTTGACGGAGCTTTCACTTGGATTAAGGAAAATGTATCAATGCCGTTTGACTTTGACGGAGAACAGCAATTTATATCAGACTTAAAACAGCTAGTAAAAATTAATGCTTTGAAGTTTGGTAAAATATATGAGGGAGTATTAAATTGACAACACTAAGAGAATTACACAAAAAACTTAAAATTAAACAAACGCTTGATAACTACGTACGAAACACAAATAAAAAATACAAGTATAACTTTGTGGCTGATGAAATTCTTGGCGAGGGAATGGCTAAACTAATCGAGCTTAACACGCAAGGCAAACTTGGACGACACGCACAGCAAATTGCTTACATCAACCATAATTTGAGCTTACAGCGACAAAAGGAACAACTGGAACAAGCTAACGAACGACTTGCTAAACGTGCAGAGAAAGCCCAAAAATTGCTTGACACGGAGCTTCTGAAAGATAGCTACATTGAAACGCTTGAAATGTTTAGTAAATTAAATTCTAAATTTGTTCCAGTTGACTTTACAGATGACTACCAAACATCACATAAAAAAGTATTTGAGTTCATGGAAAAGAACGGAGTAAAACAAGCTAAATGGCTACGACCTCAAGGAGTTGACGCTTGGTTCAAAGAACGAATCATCTGGTTCAAGAATAAATTGAAAGAACAATAATTAACAATAAAAACTTTTTGCTTGACGGCTTAGAGTTTTTTTGATATACTTAATACATCGAGTTAAGGAAAGAGGAAAAATAATGAAATTTTATAATAAATGTGTATATTGTGGAGAACAAATAGAAGTATTTCCAGAAGAATAGGACTGCTTGGAAGACTTAGACGAGCCTATGGTTTGTTCAGAAGAATGTAATGAATCAATACCAACCGAACAATGGAACGCATTATTTGGTTAAAGATAAATTGAAAGAACAATAATATTAAGAATAAGACTTTAGGCTTTACAGCTTAGAGTTTTTTTGATATAATTATTTCAACAAATGAAAGAGGTGAAAAAATGGCTCACGCAACCTTTAGAGAAAGACCGCCAAGAACGAATGCACCAATGCAACCTAGAAACGGAGAAAAGAAAATGGAGTTAGTCGAATGCCAAACGTGTGGCGCTCACTCAATGACTAATGGAAAATGTGATTATTGCGGTAATCAATATGAAGTAAACAAAGGATATCAAGATTTGTATGAAGATGGCAAACACACTAGAAAAATTTATGGAAAAACTTATTGTGATAATGGCACAGAAGCCTATGCACCAAAAGAAAATGATTCATCATTAACGCTTCCTAAATTAGATGATGATATAACTTTTGAACATGGAAATAAAAGAGGAGATAAAGTATTAACTTTTATGCTTTACTTATTATTCTCTATAGTCTGGTTTGCGGTAACTGTATTTATCCCACCGCTATTTATAATAACAATTATTTTATTAGTGTTTTATAGCGCTTATCGCTTGATAAATAAAAAGAAATAGTTTATAATAGTATATAATTAAACTAGAAAGGTAACAATGAAAAGAAAATACTTTAATGATAAAAGATATTGCTATTGCTTCGATATACCAACGAGTAATGGCTTAGGAGTTTGCAAAGATTGCAGAGGATACACAAACATCTGTTATAGTTGCGGTCGCTGTTTACATTGCTGGTATACATCACAGGTTGAACTATTCACTGAATATAATGAACCTGAATTACTAGTGCTTATAGAAAACTGGAATAAAATATATCAAACTAGAAAGACAAGGAATTTTAATGCTTAGTTTAGACGAGAAGAAAATCAGAAAAGGTGAACCAATCGGACTACCATACCAAGGAAGCAAAAAGAAGATAAGCAAGAAGATAGTTGAAATTATCAAACAGAACTTTGGCACAGATAAGCCGATATACGATATCTTCGGAGGTAGAGGAGCAATTACAGCCGAATGTATTTTAAATGGCTTAGAAGTCCATTATAATGACTTAGACAAGGATATAACAAACGCTTTTGAACGAGTTATCTCTCAAGACCGTGAGTGGATTAAAACTCTTGTTATTTCAAGAGAGGACTTCTTCGATATTAAGGCTAAAGAAAATAAGACGACAGACGACTTTTTGAAGTTGCTGGTCAACTCTTTCGACAATAATAAGAAAGATTATTTATATTCTAAAGAAATTTCAGATTTAAAATATAATCTAGCTAAAAAAATAATTGAAAATCATGACGTTTTTAGTGGATATAAACAGACAGAAACCTACAAGAAAGCGACTTCTAACACGAAACAAGAAAATAATAAATTTTTTAAACAACTCGAACAGCTTGGACGACTTCAGCAACTCGAACGACTTCAGCAACTCGAACGACTTCAAAAAATAAATAAAGTAAAAGCAACAAATAAAAGTTATCAAGAATTTAGCGAAGTTTCCAATGCTATCTTATATCTCGATCCACCTTATGAAGGAACAGACCAAAATAGCTATATAAATTCATTCGATAGTCAAGAATTTTATGACTGGGCATTTGAAATGTCTAAAAATAACATTGTGATAATTTCAAGTTATTCAATTTCGGACGAACGTTTTGAAGCTGTATATTCTTTTGAGAAAGCACGTAGTACATATCAAAGCGGAAACAGCGACAAAGGAAAAAAAGAAAAGTTATTTATGGTTAAGGGTAGTTAATTCTTGACAAAGTGAAAGCAATTTGATAGAATGTAATTATGAAAGAGGTGCAGAGATGACAACCGAAGAAATAGTACAAAACTATCAAGTGAAATTGTTAAAGATTATATTTAAAGAAATTGATAGCCTGATGAAGAAAAAAGAAAAGGCTGATATCAATGCAAGTAAACTTGCTGAAAATGGGAATACAGTTAGAACATCAGCTTATTGGAAGTCATTAGGAAATTCAGAGTTTTACATTAAAGAGATGTACGAAAAGTTGAATGCTTTAGCTGAAATTGATAGGCTCTTCCACTGGTCAAGTCGTTTACATCAAGAACAATTAGAATTTGTCAGTAAATACCCTAAAGTTATGGAAAAATACAGACAGGCGAACTAAGGAGAACAAAATGAAAGTATATGTTTTAACCGCAGATACATATGAGGGAAGCTGGGGTTCAGAAATAGAACTCTTCGGAGTATTCTCAACGAAAGAGAAAGCCGAAAAACGAGCTAGTGAAATGAAATTAGAGTGGCCTAATATTTCTGTTATGAGCATTGACGAAAATGATGTACAAGGATACTTAGGAGGATATTACGAATGAAAGATACAATAAAAACTTTAACAATTGTTGCAGGTGTTAGCTTCGCAGTTATAGTTATTGCTTGGCTGGCTATGCTTGCAATATTGAGTATTACATGGCTTGGAGGAAACATCTAATGAAATTTACACAATATATTAAATGGATAAGTGGAGAAGTTGCAAAATATAAACACCATGATAGTAGTCAAGAAGGAATTATTCGAATTTTAGAAAGAGATGTTAATTTTAGCACTGTTGAAGCAACTGGGGCTGAAGATAAAAATGGAAATGAAATAGCTTATTTTGATAAACATATTCAATTAATAACAGGAGAAGAAGAAATGAAAAAAGCGACAAAAGAAGAAGTAGTAGAAGAAATTTTTAATGAAGTTGCAGTTGTTGGATGTGATATCGAAGACGTTTTAGACGCATTAGAAGAAAAAGGCTATATTAAGTTTAAAAAAGAACCTAAAAAGTATAAAATATTTGTTAAACTTGTTACCATTGGAGAAGAAAATAAAAAACTTTACTATGTAAATGAACATCATTTGACTGATAATATTGATGAAGCTAAGCGATTTGGGTTTAATGAAGACAAATATGGATATGCCTATGAATATGTAAAGGAGTACTAAATGAATTTTAAAAAGAATCGGCACTATGCCAATGAATACGGTGTGGAACTTAACGAATACTTTAAACATAATTTTAACTATGAAGCGCTTGCAGGTTGGTATATAATGCAGGTATTAAAGTATCTAGTAAGAGCTGGCAAGAAAGAGGGCGAAAGCTACGACAAAGACCATAACAAGGCTCTAGACTATGCAAGCGAACTGGCTAACTTAAGTAACGAGCATAAACTCACATACTACACTACTGAAGATATTATGGGCTTTGCACAAGATATAGCTGATGATTTTAAACAATGGAAAGGCGAATAAAATGACAGAAAAAATCATTATCTCTAAAGAGTTGAACGAATGGCTAGAAAAACATCAAACGTTAGATACTGATGATACAATATATAGCAAACGTTTTGGCAGAGAAATTTTCGACAAATTGTTTGAAGAAGTAGAAGTTGGCGATACAAAGAAGTATGAAAATATTTTAGAAGTATTTGGCTTAAGTGGGTATACTAAAGCAGCTCACTTATGGTTATTATTGAACCGTGATAAATGGGAAGTAGCAAAAGATGAGTTGTTCTATATCTGTATTCCTGAACCTGATAACGTTAATGCTTGGCTAGCTAAAGGCAGAGGTATGGAGTTCTTTCTTCATACTCCTAATAATGAACGTTTCAAATGGACGCAAGAAGAAATTGATAAACACGAAATAGCTAGGCATTTACAACACTTTAAAAAGAAAGTAGAAAAATAAAGTTAAAAATAAAGTTTGTGCTTGACAGTATGAACTTTTTTTGATATTATAGTCTTATAGAAATTAAGGAGAACAAAACAATGATAGTATTAACAACTAGAAAGCAACAAATCGTCAAAGAATATGGAATCAATACAACTTTCACAGAAGAACAAATGAAAGATAAAGCATTTAGAAGAAAATGGACAATGTACCTGTTAAGTATTCAATATGATGTAAGTGGTGCTGAAATTCCTGAAGAAGTATTACAAGAAGAAGCGGATCTAATTTTTGGTTAAAAGAGCAAAGTTAATGTTTGACAGCATTGGCTTTTTTTGATACAATAGTCTTATGGAAATAAAGGAGATACAAATGGAAAAATACAACGTTAAATTGATGAACAATAAAAAAGGATATTTAAATTCTTTTAAAAATGAACTAGGGGAAAAGTTTCTCTTCCTAGGGTTTAAAGAAGAAAGAAATAACTTCAAGTCAGAGTTTACAAAAGAAGAAATTAAAGAGATTGATGAAAGATATTTGCGTTTTATTGAAGAGGTTTAGAGTTTATTCTTGACAAGCATAAAGTAATTTGATAATATTGTCTTATAGGAAGGTGGTTAAATAATGGCAATGCGAAAGGATAGGGAAATAATAGCTTATAACCCTATTACAGAAGAAGAACTACACTTTAGTTGTAAAGCTCAATGTGCTAAGTATTTCGGACTTAAAGCTAATACAGTCGTCAAGTGGTTCGATATTGGTAGACCTGTAGTTGAATTGCTTAGAGAGCAAGATAATAAGCAGGTAGCAATTGAAAAGCAAGACAAGCTAAAAGGCTTTGAATTATTTACTATAAAGGAGTGGTTAGATTATGTGTAATAAACGCAAATACACAAAAATGGGTGCTTTATATTCAATAGTAAATGCCCAGCATACTAAAAAGAGTAAGAAAAATAAAGATGATAAAATACCAGTTAGAGCTTATTACTGCAAACGGTGCTCATGTTATCACTTATCAAGTCAGAAAAGATTAAACATTAAGACGGGAGTAATTGGATAATGAAAGATAAGTTTACATACTACGTAGCACGATACTTTTCAGATGATTTTGGAGAATTTAGAAGCCGTAAGTTTTATAATAAAAGAGAAGCTCTGGAATGGTTTGAATTGTTACCTGAAAAACAAAGAATTGAACTTAAAAAATATACTGAAATCACTGAGGTTATAGCATAATGACAAATGAAGAATTATACGAAAGAATCACTAACATACTAAAAGAGCAAGGTGTCGGAATAAATCAATTTGAATCAAAAGTTAAATCCGAAACAGGTAAATACCCTAACTTAAAAATGACTAAATCACGTTTGAGTTTACCGAATACCGTAGCATTCCCTTATCTTAATGTGTTTTTCAATGATGATGAAATGCACGAGCTTACACTTAAAAAAATTGATAGCGTAGGAGATAATGGAGAAGCATTTGACTTACTAGATGAGATATTATATAGCTTAGAGCCAAGTAAAGAATACTTATATAAGCAACGATTGAAACGTAAAATGCAAAGGGAGGCAATGAGATAATATTACACAAGTACACGAGTGAGATTAATAGTTCAAGATATCCACAGTCAACCGCACGAAAGATTGCTAACGACTTGAACAATAAAGACCCTTTCAATAATTATCTAGTCAGCTTTGAACTTGGTTCTAAAAGGTATATTATTGAAAAATTTGAAATTAGAGGTATGAAATAGATGACAAATAAACCAACTTGCGAAAAAGTACACAACAAAAACGTAAGAGAATGCCGAGAAGTTGTTAAAAGTTTTTTAGAAAGAAATAAAGAGTATCCGTTAGCATATCATGAATGGACTTGCCCGATTTGCGGTAAATATTTCAAAAATCAAATAAATGGAAAAGGAATGGAATAAATGGAATGTAAACATAATTGGATAACGTTAGAATGGCACGCTGACGGTTGCGGTTGTTGTGGAGATTTGAGTGCAGTTTGTACAATATGCGGAGAAACTATACATGACTACTTAAATTATTGGGAAATAACAAAACTTAATTTAGACGAAGATGAGGACGAGGAATAAATGAAGCGTTACTACATAGAGGAAGATGACAATGGCAAAGAGATTAAGCGAAAACTTACAACTTTTGACAATGATGACTTAACACAACTTTCAGATGATGAACTAGAAACATTATATTATGAGTCATCTGCTCAATTTTTAGCTAAAGCAATGCACTTCATGAAGATTGAGAACGAACTATTTTCAAGAAAGAGTGTAACTGTAAGTGATGAAATTCTAATAAATACTGGCAATAATATTATTGAAGCTATTAATCAGGTAAGCAATTGAAACATAGAAAAGAGTATAGCATGAAAAAAGAAGAAACACAAGGCGCACAACAGTTTATATTAGAACTGAATAATTTGATAAAATCGAAACACCAAAATTTTAAGAAAAAAATTAATATAAAAGAGAATAGTATTAAATATGAAATTTGGTATAGCGCAATAGACGGAGATTATTCCAAAATATGCGACACGTTAGAAGAAGCAAACAAAGATTTCGCATTTATCTTAACAATGTATAGGCTTGTTCCTTTATTTGACATGTGTTTATCTGAAATTGATTCACAGGGCGAATATAAAGTTATTAAGTCATTTAAAAACATGAAAGTAAATAAAAAAGACATAGTTATGGCGAAAGCATATTATAATTCACGTAAAGGAGTGTAAAATGAAAAAAGAAGAAGCAAAAGACGCACAATTGTTTATATTAAAATTAATCGGAGACCATTTAGAACAAATGGCTGTACATGAATTGAAAATTAATTATGTTAATTCTAAAACTTCAATAGACTTATGGAACTATTATAAATCATGGAATGAAGAATTAGAACAATTATATAAACAAAATAGTTTTTATATTAAAAATGGCGAATATGATAAAATTGAAACGCCAAAATTTTAAGGAGAATAATTATTTTTATTTTAACAGACGACACAATTAGAAGTATCGCATTAATTCAGCAAGCTCATAAAAGGGCGAATAACAACTTTAATGATATTGTGGCACAATTATATGAACAAGAGTTTAAAACGCAAGAGAAAGCAAAATATGAGCATATAAGGCAAGCTAAGGAGAAAGCAATTGAAGAACAGCAAAAACTGGAAGAAGAGAAAGCTCGAGCTGAACAATTGGCAAGAGAAGATAGGGAACGTGCTGAACAGGGAGCTAAAGGAGCTAATGGACTTGATAACGAAAATACAGAAAGCAAGCATGATGAAGCTGTTACCACTACGGAAAATAGTACAAGCTCGGTTATTGGAAATGATTGGTCTCAAGTTAGTCCAGAAATAGCAGCGAATTATATGTCAAGTAAGACAGGAGTAAGTGCTAGTAAATGGCTTGAAGTGATTTATAAGGAGTCGAGCGGAAACCCTTATGTTGAAAATGAATTATCATGCTATGGACTACTTCAGATTATGCAGAGCGTACATGGGCAAGTGTCGCAATTAAGTCCACAAGATTATTTAGACAAGGCAGTAAGTATATACCAAGGTTCAGGCGGTACAGCTTGGGCAACTTGGTAAAAAATAAATTAATTAAAAATAGAAAGTAGGTATATCCTCTTTAAAATATGCTCAATTACAAAAGAAAACCACCAATTAAGGTGGTCTTTTTTTTATTCTATGGTTTAGTGGCGTTTGGCCCAAATTCAGCGTCTAGTTCCACTTGTAACATGGTATCTTTAGGCAAATTGAGTTTCCCCCATTTGTTTTGATAGTTTTCTAACATGCGTGTAGAGCGTACATAGCGTACTGATACTCCATTTGAAACATAGTAGCGTTTTGTGTCTGTACAATAAATAAGATACATTTCGATTTCCTTTTCATTTTGTGTATTGTCTTGTTTGCTCCCAGATTGGCCTGTAAGACGTTTTGTAAGTTCTGCGATAAAGTATGAGCGACAACTCTCTAAAGTGCCACCATGGACTTCTACTGACCGTCTAGGACAACTTGTGCTTGAAAGTTCTTGATGTAGTTTCACAGTATCACGATTAGGAGTTAGTCCCCACTGTTTCATGTACTTAGCTACGTCATCTAGTACCGCTTGCTCATTCCTCAAGAATTGGCTTAAATCGCCCTCTGATTGGCATACTTCCCAGCTTGCATAGTTTGCATTACCGTATGAGTTAGCACAATGCCATGCCATATTAGAGAAGTCAGAAGCCTGCAAGCGTCCGTCAGAAGCGATATAAACATGAGCAAAACCATTTTCAGGGTTGTGTGTAGGTAACCAACTATTATAAAAACTAGTATTAGCACCATTTGAGCCTGCGTCGTTGTGAATTACAACCCCAGTAGGATTATGCCCACGAACGCCAGCATTAGTTATATTCATTCTTTTTTATCCTCCGTTTGTTCTTCTTCAGCTTCTGGAATACTTACACCATTCTTTTTAATAAGTTTAACTAAACCGTCAAACATAGGGCTGATTTTTGCAATCAAATAAATAAATTGACCTACAAAGTACAACAAAGCTACATTAATCACAGTTTTAGCAATATCAGAAGTAGATGGTGTTTGAGTAAAGAAGAAGACTGCATATAAAACCCACAGGGAGAAAACTACCGTCAAATCAATTACAAGTCTACGTTTGAAAGGTGGGTTCATTGCTTCTCTATCTTTAACCCATGTAGCGAACAAAATCGCCAAAATCAAGATAGTTATTAAAATCATTCTAGTTACCATTATATTTTGCTTTCTATTTGTTTACAATAAAGGCGCTGATAAAGCGAAAGATATTGTTTTTCCGTTCATTGAAGTGTTATTTGGATTACCTACTGCGATACCACTTGGAGACATGCTAATTAAAGATAACGACAGGTTTCCGGGTGAATAAAATGTACCAACAGTATCAAATTGAGGTAAATTTGTTCCAAAAGCAGGCGGGAAAGTGCCAACCGGAACAAGGAAATTTGGTGCTACATTTGGCACAGGAATGCTATTTCCTCTAACGTAAATTACACCATTAATAATTCTTGCCTGTAATATTCCAGTTGAGCCTACTCCACTAGCCCTATTTAAATCAGTCCAAGGAACATCCTTTTGATTGACTAGGCTATTAATAATAACATCATCAAGTAAAGTATGTTCAGTTGGGCTCTTAGCGTTTATAACTCCAGTTCCGTTAGTTGTTCTAATATCTATCACAACTTTAAGTACACCTGAATTATTATTTAAATCAACATTATTACTATTGTTTGAAGTTTCAGCCGATAAAGTAACAGGGTGTGCTGTTTGAGTTAAGTCAATATTTGCATGGATATAGTTGACAGAATTTGCCTTTAAAGCTACAGTTTCGTTTAACAGTTCAAAATATCTACCTCCAGCAATAATTGAAGTATTGGTATATTGTACATTAAGGGCTGTATTTAATGGATTAGACCAGTCTTTGCGCCTGATTGTTCCATAGTCCATTCCAGTCAACATCATGTATAGCTTTCCGTCATTATTAGAACCTACTGGAAACTCTGTACCATTTGGACTAAAGAATGTAAAGTTTTTAATTGTCATTTTTTACCTTTCTTGAAATTATCTTTGCTTTATCTAAAACTGGGTTATCAGTAATTGATAGCTCTAATAATCTAAATTTTCTACCGCCATACGGATAACCACCGATTGATACAAATTGACCGACCTCGTACAAGAGCGTAGTTTCAATTCTAAGCGAGTTTTCACTATTATAATATACTTTACCAGATAAAAGTTCTAAGTGGTCTTTACGTAGCTCTCTGTGCCCTGTGAAGCTATCTATTCTATATTTGTCGCCATAAGTAGCTACATACTCATATAACATTCGGTTTGTCTCCACTTTCTACAAAAATAAGTCTATCATTGAACTCTGTTTTAACTCTATCTGCTATATATCCTGAATATAGCTTGCCCTCGTACCAAATATCTACTAAGTCATTAACATACAAAGGCAAAAGTTCATTTTGATTAAAGATTAACCTCGTGACGATTGTAGAGGGAGAAATTTCAACCTTAATAGTAGACAACTCAGGAGGGTTTCCGTGGTCATCTCTATCATAAAACAATGTTTTGGCTATCCTTGCATCTGGCAAGTCTGTTCCGTCTCCATGATAAGTGCTATAATCAATGACATCTCCGTTATTTTTTGCTATGTACATTTTAGGAGGGTCTGTGTAGTCATCTGTTGCTTTATTTTTAACGAACACAACAGCAAAATTATAAGCTGAACGTTCTACTATTGTTTCCGTGTCCATTGTCACACTTTGCTTAATATCTACCCTTGTCGTGATTCTTTTTCTATTCCAGTTTCTTGAAGCAAAGTTAATGAATAACAAGTTTCTAGGGTCTGTTTCAGATGGAGCGTGTTGAATGGTTGTAGTTGGTTGAAATTGAACCTTGGAAAATATCCTTTTTGCTACATCATGAGCTGATGAAGTTTCCGCTTTACGATTAATTGTAGCCTTTCCAGCAAAGATACTTGAATTAAAGAAATAACCATAACTCATTAAATTATTTTTATTAGGGTCAATTAAATAATCAACGATAGCAAAATTTGTCGTTTTAGTTATTGCATTAGGAACGTCTAGGTTTTCAATCATTGCCCAAAAATAGTTCTTTAACGTAGCTTTATTACTTTCATCTACATCTGTCACAAGGTAAACCATATCTAAATTCAGCTTTTTCTTTTTACCTAGAGCTTCCTCAATTGGAACAACTTCAGGAAAGAGAATTTGAACAATATCGCCAACTTCTACCGAAACGGTCAAAGTAGCTGATGAAGTGTAAAGATAACCTGTTTCCCACAGTTCGTAGTTAATAACTTGACATCTTGCCTTTGGTATCGGAAGACCTCTTTTGTCTTTTTTACCATTAGGAAGAATAAAGTCAGATACATTATAGTAGTTAGGGTTAAAGTTATCATAAACATTAGCTTCCAACATTAAACAAATTCCGCCTTTCTCTTGATTTTAAACTCTGCCTTACTTAAATTGATTAGCTGCATTTGACCTTTTTCAATTATACGAGTTCTATATCGCTCAAAGTCCATTACAGGGAATAAGTTTAGAGCAGTTGTTCCCTTCCAACCTTGATAAGTTTCGTCATTTACATCTGTATTTATTAAAATGTAGTCTTGTAATTCTTCCGTCTTAAATGCAATTGCAGTATATTCATTTCCAATATCGTCTAAAAATCTAACTCCAGTGGGTGTCTTAGTAAGTTGTGGATATAATATCCCCATAAAACTAAATATTTCGTCTTTTATATCCCAACGACTTAAACGGTCTATATTTGTCTCTCCATAATAAGTATAGGCTTGATTTGCTATATAATTATATCCGAAATATTCACTTATATCAGCAGTTGTGATTTCAGTAGCTGATTGCATGTATGGAGTAGCTACTGAACCCTCTTCCCACTTATGACCAGCATTCCATAAAATTGAATCTGAACCTGCTCCTGCGATATCATATTTGGCCGAAACCTTGTCGCCAGCTTTTAATGTTACAGAGACGCTATCCCTCAACCAATCAAAATCGTTACCCATTACCTTTTCAGGAACAGCAGGAACAGGACTATCATTTACAAAAACATATCTAGTTATATCTGCCTTAGCTCCTAAACTTTTAATATAAGCTGAAAATGTGTAAACACCACTTTTAGGAGCGGTAAACACTTTATAAATTCCTTGCCATTGGCCGGTTCTTTTCTTAACAGCTAGACCTTTATAAGTTCCATCATTTGTCCACGCTTCCGCTCTCTCCCAATGGCCACTAAAATCTTTAGTACCCTCTATCAAGTTAAGGTTCGGCAAATTCAAAGAGGGACTTGCTTTTAATCTATTATAGTTTTGTAAAGCTGTTTCGCTTCCTTTATATCCACCATAAATTTTAGACTTTCCAGAAAGAACTTTACCATTTTGAATCATATCAAAAGTTAGATTTTCGTAAGTGTACCACTTTGTGATTATATCAAAAGTTATCTTTTCACTAAAAGTCCCGTTCTTCCCATAACCCTCTGTCTTTGTGATATCTGCTAAAGCTAAATCAGCATATACCTGAAAAATCTCTGTTTGATATTCAAGTGTAACGAATTTTTTACTAAGAATATCGTTTATGAAGTCTTTCATTAATTGATAATTTTCTTCCAAACTTTCGCCAAACGTTTCTAGCTTAAATTCTATTTGAGGTTGATTGATTGAACGAGTCCCCATTACTCCGATACCATTGCTTTGCCAAATATTATTAGTTGATTGTAACCCTAAATTAGAGGGCTGGTAAAATCTAACTTTTCCATTAGTAACGTCCCAAACTTTGTCATCTGTTCCGTCTAAATTGGTATGTATTTTGTACTGTCTTACCATTAAGCCCTCCCTAGGTCAAATTCTCGTCTGATTGCTCGTGCTAAGTTGGAAACATCTTGACCAGCACCGCCTTGTACGTGAAACGTGTTATATGTTCTGTTATCGCTTGATACGCTGTTTGTGCTTAAACCGTAACCGCTAGAAGATAAATTAACATCTGTTAAACCTACCACCATAGAACCTTTGAACATTCCGCCAAGTTTCCCAGCGATACCGTTAATAGCTCCTGATATTTTGTCAATCGTGCCTGTAACACCGCCTAGAACTCTGTCTATCGTGTCTTTGATTCCTCCGAATAATCCACTAAAGAAGCTACCAAGTCCTTTAAATACTCCAGTTATTGCATTGTAAGCATTAGAAGCGAAACCACCAAAAGCGCTGAATACTCCACTTACTGCATTTCTAGCACCATTGAATACTCCACTAAAGAAGCCAGTTACTCCGTTGAATACACCTGAAATTCTTGACCAAGCACTTGAAGCAAAGCCACCTATGGCACTAAATACTCCACTAACTACACTACTAACTGAGTTAAATATACCACTAAAGAACCCTGAAACTGCACTCCATATTGACTGAACTACTCCCCATGCGCTAGAAGCAAAGCTACCAATGGCGCTGAAAACGCTAGAAACAACTCCACTTACAGCGTTAAATATTCCACCAAAGAAGCCAGCTACTGCACTCCATACGCCAACCAGTACATTCCAAGCTGAACCAGCAAAGCTACCGATTGCGCTGAAAACTGTTGAAACTACGGAACTAACAGCATTAAATATACCACCAAACCAAGCTGATAAACCTTGCCATGCGTTAATGACTAATTGGTAAGCACCGCGAACAATAGCCAAGATAAGTTGAAAAGCTAAATTAATTACTGACCCAACTAGTCCAAATATAGATTGAAAGAAACTAATTAAAGGTTGGAAAGTTGTAACGAACCAGTTATAAGCGTTAGTAACTAAAGAGCTGATAGTCGTAAATACAGTTGTAACGATATTTACAATTCCATTCCATAACCCTGTAAAAAATTCTGTAACTCCAGCCCATGCTGTTTGAATACCAGTAACAATAGTTGTCCATAAGGTAGTAAAGAATGTTGTTATTCCGTTCCAAATATTCTCAATACCTTGTACAATTCCGCTGAACCAATCAACTAAGCCTTGCCAAATACCTTTTGCTCCGTCAACTGCTCCGTTCCATACGCCAGAGAACCATTGACCAATACCGCTAAAGAATGACACTACGCTATCCCATGCGCTTTTTAAGAAGTCCACAAAGTCAGCCCATATCTTTTTGCCTGTTTTAGTTTGAGTGAAGAAATAAACTAAGCCAGCAACGACCGCTGCAATCGCTACAACTATAGCTACAAATGGATTAGCAATAATTAAACCAAACAAGGCTTTTACTGGACCCATAGCCAATTTTGCAACTGTTCCAATAGTTTTAAAAGCGTTTATTATCCCTAATATACCTTTAGCTACTTTAAAAGCTGCAAATGCACTGGCAAGAACTACTAAAGTCCCTTTTAATACTGACATAGCAGTTTTACTTTCACTTAGCTTTTTCATAAAATCGGCTATCTTTTTCGTAACTTCTGACAATTTACCAGCAAATACAGCTATACTCTTAGCTACGTTATCTACACTTGATTTATTTTTTACTGTTTCTTCATTTATTCCAAGAAGAGAATTAATCACGTTTCCAATGATAGAAGTGATAGAGCTAAATATACTTTTTATACTATCCCATGCTTCTAAAAACGCTAAAGTAGTTCCACTTTCTTGCATTTTTTTGAATAAGTTTTGGAAATACTTAACTACATTTGATACAGCTTTACCAGCACTTTCACCCCAACCTGCCATTTGGTCTATTAAGCTACTAATAACAGGCGTCAAAGCGTCTAAAGTAGGAAGCAAGGCAAGTGATAATGTTTCATTGAAACTATCCCAAGCGTCACCGATAGTCGTTACAGCACCACCACCAGCTCCACCTAGCTTCTGCATAGCTTCGTCTAACATTCCGACAGATATCGCACCAGCTTCACTAGCTCCAGCAAATGAGCCATACTGTTTCAAAGCTGGGTTCATTTCCATAACTGTTGATTTAAGAGCTGAACCAAGTGCTGTGTTATTATCTGTTAACTGATTAATGTTTTCAGCTGTAACTTTACCAGCAGCACTCATTTGACCGTAAGCTTGAACGACACCTTTTAAGTTTTCGCCAGTACCACCAAATGCTTGGTTAGCTTTTACTAATGCTTCCGTTTTACCAACTGCTAATTTTGCATTATCCCCTAAACCAATAAATGTAGTAGCAAGTTTAAGAGTGTCCTCTGTGTTTGCATTAGTATCTTTAGCAAGTTTTTGCATTGAGCTACTTACGTTCTGAAACTCTGCCCCATTGCCTTTGAACTTCATTGTATTTTGCAATGAAATCATAGCTTTCTGGGTGTCCATTGCGTCAGATACCCAACCTTTTAAGCCATTACCGATAGCACTAACAGCACTTGCACCAATTTGCCTGAACGCACCTATAGCGACCTCTTTAAGACCGCTAAAGCGTGACTTCATTCCATCAATTCCGCTATTAACGCCTTTAGTATCCATTTTAGCGTCAATGTCCCAAGATCCTGAACTAATAGCACCCTCGACTTGCTTTATTTCTCCCTCTAGTCTGTTAGCTTGCGTTTCTGCTGTGCCTAAGTCTCTGGTAAGTTGTAGCCATTTCTTTTGACCTTCTGGTGAGCTTTTATCTACACTAGAAAGTTCTTGTTTTAATTTTGTTGCTTTGTCACGTGATAAGCCCAATTGCGTTTGTAAATTCTTTTGCAATTGTGCCATTTTGTCGGTATTTGTTGGGTCAAGTTTTAGAGCGTCTCTTAAGTTTTTAGCTTCTCCCCTAAGCCCTGACATTGCGGTATTAACACCTCTAAGTGAGTTCTCGAACTTCGTGGTATTACCATATATTTCGACCTCAAATGTTGCATTACTTGCCATTACATACCCCTTCTTTTACGCCTTTTCTCTTTTTCTTTTTCCTCTTTCTTCTTCTCTGCAACAAGTTCAATTATTTTATAAACTAGTTCTAGTTCCATTTCCATGAACTGTGTTATATCAATTTCATTATTGCCTAAAATAGTCAAAAGTTCTAAAGTTTTATTTTCCTTTACAGTATCTTTCTTTTTCTTAATCAATGAACTAGAAGAAAAGAAGACCATTTCGTCTTCCGTTTCCTCTTTTTCTTGAATAAAAATGGTTTTACAGAAGATATTGATTAACTCATTAGTTGTAGGAAGCTCTGTTTTATCGTCTAAGGCGTTTTGAAGTCCTCCGTTACAATCTACCCAAAGTATTAATAACTTATCTGTAAAGCTCTCCATTTGCTCTGTAAAGTCATCAGGAATATAACCAGCGACAAAAGAATTTTGTAAGTCTGCAAAGTCTTTTAAATCTGTAATAAAGTCTGAACCAGTAAGTTCTAAGTATCTAATTGCATGTTTTAAAATCATTTACAGCCCTCTCAGCTCATTAAATTTCTTTCTGCCACAGTTCGACAAGTTCTTTAAGCCCTTTACCGTCAGTATCGAACTCAAAGCTAGAACGAAAGTCCGAAAAGTCGCTTTTAGCTTTTACAATATTATCTTGGAAAAGAGCTAAATATAGACCGTATTGAACGAATTCCATTACATCAGTAATTTCTCCGTCTTCTTTTTTTAGCTCTGTATCCATTGCTTTCTGTTGTTGAAAAAGGTCTTTACCTGTAATCATTTTGAATTTACGTGCTGTACTCAATTGTTTTGCCATTTTATTTATATTCCTTTACTTAATTAGTTTTTCAGGTTGTTGCGTTTGCAGTCTTATGAATGGTCAGTTACTGAAACGCCTGCGGTAACATCTTCATAACCGTCAGCAGAGAATGTTACGATATAGACACCAGGGGCAAGCTGACCATTTGTTGCGACTTTTCCGTGGTCGTCTCTAATTACTGATGTTACTTTTACAGTTCCACCCTTAGAATCTTTCAAAGTACTAGGTACTACTATTGTTCCGTCCTTTTGTCCCTTTGTAGCAGTAGTTACATTCGGAATAACAGGAGCTACTAATGTAACGGCACCAGTTAGAACTGTGTCAGGTTGCATGATGAACAAGCCACTTTCCATTTTAGTAGCGAAGTCTTTAGCTTGTTCTCCCCAAATTTCGTATTCAATAGCAGAGACTTTCTGACTACCATTCAAATAAATATCTGATTCAGTCGCTTGTACTGCCAAAGTCCATTGGATAGGGTCTACACCGTCAACTGAATCTGTTTCTGATTCTTTTGTTGCTTCTGCTGTTGGTCTCAAGTTTGGATAAACGACTACACGCCAACCGTCAACAAATTCCCCTGTAACTTTATCACGTTTGCGACCTTTAATAAGGTACTGAACGCATTTAGTCTTCCAATTACCAGTTGGAGACCAACCCAATCCATTTGGTGTCTTTTGCTGACCTAGAATGTCCTCTTTAAGCGCTTGGTCTGTTTGAATAAATACCATTTCTCCTTGAAGTAACGTAGCACCTTTTTTAACTCCATGGTCTGGCACATCATCAGCTGGATAGCTATTTGTTTCCGCTTGGTCTTCCATTGAGCCAACTGATACCAAACCAGTTACAATTTTAACATTAGTGAACTCTGGTTTTCCGCTAACACCCTTCGCCATATCGGCAACAATAAGTGCTTCATTCCCCCAGAAAATCTCACGTGAATTATAATCTAATTTCATTTTTTCTCTTTTCTATAATTTCATTGAATTGGCATAGTTAGCGCCTTTTTTCAATGTTGTTTTGACATCTTGCATACCCTTTTTTTCAACCAAGAAATACATGCCATGATAGCCTGTGCCTGTATAATCACTACGCCTACCAGCGTCAACAACTTTAGCACCTTTACCACGGTCGTATTGCTTTATATTTCGTCCTAATTGACCAGTATTTTGATATTTTGAATACGTGTAGCTGTGTCCATGACTTCTAATTATTCTAGTTCTTCTACCAGCAGTATTAGCTTTTGCCTTAAGTTCTGCTTCGAACCAGTCAGCCATTCTTCCAGTAACTTTTTCATTGAACTGTTCGCCGATAGCTCTAATGTCAATATCTTTACTTACTGCCATGCCTGACCTCCTGAACCACAAGGTAAATAAACAGTACCAGTATAATTGTACAAATGGCTATTTTCAGACCAATTTGTCATATTCCAACCGTCTTGCAAAACATTTCCGACAAGCCCGACAAGTTTATCGTCAACATCTTTAACAGATAAAACAACTTGATAATAGTATCCCATGACAAAGCTTGTATTATCCATTTTAATGACCTTTGAGCTACTAAGTGATAAATATACTGTCTTATCTTCTATCGTGTCCTTAACGCCTAAAATAACGTCATTTAAAGGCATTGTAAGTAAATTGTTATACCAATCTATATAAGAATCGAATTCATTCATATCCCGTTACTCACGACTCCTTCTAAAATCATCTTGTTATTTTTAGGGTTTCTTTCCCATGTTGTCCGCTTGAAAGTTTCGCCTTTTTCATCTAAGAAATAGTTGAAAATCAAGTCTTCCATTTCTCCGATTCCGTTAAGCTCATACCGTACATTTTTGCCTAGTCCAATCATAGAAAACTCATCAAGTCTTAACTGACTAATTCTCTGTTTAACTGCTGGTAAAACGATAGGCTTTATAACATTAGCTTCTGCACCGTTCTTCTTCTTAACAGTCGTTTCGACTTGCAATGTAACTTGTGAAAATATCATCAAATACCTCCATAATACATTAACTCTTGCAAAGAAGCCAGACGTTTCATTTCAGCGTTTCGCCATTGTTCTGCTGGTTCATCAACAATATTAAGCCGACAATAACAAGAAATAAAGTCTTTAACTAATACGCTTGTTTCGTCAGCTTTAATACCATTTTTTTCTAGCAATTTAATAGCTATTGAACGGAATAAGATAAGTTTACTATCATAAGCTGTTACTAAAATCGGAATACCACAATAGACCTTAATATAATCTATCATTTACTTCCTCCATTTTATTCTTATGAAACTGTAATTACTGCACCAGCGTTATAAGTTTCAACATGACCGCTTGTTAGTGTTTCTACCAAAATCATGTTGCTGTTAGTTTTCCATTCAAAGGCATCAACTTTTGTAAGGTCTTGCATGTCAATGTGATACTTTTGGTCTACCAATACAGTAGGTTTAACAGCCTTTGTACCTGTATAGACAATGATTTCATCAACTCCAACTTCTGAAGCAATTTCAGCGTCATCATTTTTAATACGAACGTGAGCATTTGCAGTTGCTTGACGTAACTCATCTAACAAGGCTTTACGGTCTTCTGCTTTAACAATCAAATAACGACGTCCAGCAGTAGGGCGAACAAAGTCAACCGCTTCTTCAATAGCGTCAGCAAATGGAGTTTTGCCAGCTGATTTGGCTTTTGTAGTAATTTTTTTGATTTTTTTGACATCTTCTTCTTTGTCAATTGATTTAAAACCGTTTGTTCCGTCACCCTCAACAAGCGCAAGGTCAACAATTTTATTAACAATAGCTTGTGTAAGTTCCGCTACAATCAAGTTGTAAAGTTCAGAATATGACATTTGAAGTCGTTTAACACGTTCAGCAAGTGATTGCAATTTATAAACCATTACAGGTTCAAGAGTATCAATAGTGAGTGTTGCAGCCTGTTCTGTTTTTTGTTGTCCGTCTTTGTGGACTTGTGCTTCATTAGCTGAATCAAATGAGCGTGATACGAGCAAAGCGCCGACATTTGTAACATGGAATACTTTGAACACTGGGTTAGTATTTAACAAAGCTGTGTTGATTGATTCAACCAATTTACGTGGAAGCTCAAAAGTTTTATCTGTAACAGTTACACCATTTTCAGCAAGTTTTGCATTCCAAGCGTTTTTAATTTCTGATTTTCCAGAGTTCTTTTTCAATACATCAAAAAATTCTGTTACAGCGTTTTGTGATTCAATAAAGTTTGTCATTTTATCTTTTCCTTTTGGTTTTTCTTCCTGTGCGTTAAGTTCATTCTCGATTTTGATAATTTCAATTGAATTTTCTGAAAGTGTTTTTTCCAATTCTTGTACTTTTGGCAAGTCTTCAATTGCATTTTTTACTTCAAAGCCACTAATTTGAGATTTTAAAGATACGTTATTTTCTTTAAGTTCTGCCAAGCGGTTCTGTTTTTCGATTAAATCAGGTTTATTCATATTTCTTTTTAATATCCTCAATTTCTTTCAAAGCGTTACGGCTTTCAATAATTTTGTTACGTTCTTCTGTGAGTTCTTCGCCCAATGCATTTTGAATAAACTTTGCGTTAGGGTCAGCTGGTACTGAAACAAGAGAAATCTCTTTAAACTGTGCTTTATTTACAACTAGAGCATCATTTTCATTAAACTCATAATCTGTAATGTAATAGGCGATTGATAGTGAATCAAAAGCACCATTTTCCACAGCCTTATTAATGTTCGGTGCGTTGTCGTAAAGTGTAAAGTCAGTAAGATATTTATTAGAAGCCAAATCGTAATAGACTTTTGCGTCTCCAATGACTTCGCTTGAGCCTGAACCATGTTCATATAACAATGGATATCGTTCTCTAGCAAACTCAATGCAGTTAGGCGTTAAGATAATTCCGTTAAGATTCTCTACCCCAACTTCTGACCCAATACCTTGAAACGATTTTGAGCCGTCCTCATTTTCAGTTACTTTAATTTCAGCACTATTGGTTATTAGTTTCATCTGTGCTTGTGGTATCCTTTCTACTGCCTTGTAAGTCACTTAGATTTTTAACAGCAACTGCATTAAGGTTAGCTATGTAAACATCTCCACCCTCGATTGGTTGCTCACCCATTTTAACAAGAAGCTGATTCTGTGTAAAAATAGGACCATTAATATTTTCGTGGTACAAGTCAATTAATTCTTTCAAAGTTGCAAACTTGAATAGCTGGTTATCTACGATTATACGTTCATAATATAAATTACCCTTAACTACTCGTCTGCGGTTAGTTGAAATCAGTTTATAAGTCAGTTCCTTTTCAAGTTGAATCAGTAAAGGAATGATAGTAGAATTATAAAAATAAATTTGTTGTTCTTGCGTAGCAGTACCAAGCAAAATATTTTCATTCATAAAGTAACCTGTCAAAAGTTCCGATTTAATAAGGTCAATTTCATCTTTGTTTAAAACGGAATAATCTTTTTTAAGTTCTACAATTTCCGTCTTGTTATCAACTGGTGTCAAACCATTGTAACTCGAACTCTCTTGCATGTTCTTTATTGTTGTTAAGGCTTTTTCTCGATACTCTTGTGTATTATCAATATCAAGGAAAGCATTAATCTTCAATAAGCCACGCAATTTACCTTGTTCCAGCTTAGTTTGAATACTAGCTAGAGCATTATCTAAAATACTTGTATCCTCATTGATATAAAAAGGACTGGTAAGCCTTACTAATTCTTCAGGTTTATATTCTTTTTTATCGTCAGCAAATAGTAAGTCTAATAGCTCGCCTGTGTTATCATCAAATACAGCGTACAGGTCAACATAGGGAGCACGTAGCAACTTTTTAATTACCTTTCGCCAAAAGTCCATGCTATTGCGTTCGCCCTTAGGACTCCAATTGAGAACTTCATCTAAGTCAGATCCTGCCATACTAATCAAAGTATCAGAACCAACATCAGATTTTTTATATTTAACATGATTAAATTCTACTTTTGTTATTTCATTAGCAATTTTATTATGAATATTAGTTACAAAAGCACTTGTATATTCTACCGCTTCATTTTGCCATGCTGTAACTCTTTGAGTATCATTGTTTAGCTTTCCACGTGAAAATGATACCACTTTTCCGAATAAGTTCAATTTTTCCCCTTTCTACCATAAACTAACGCCTTTCCCTCGTTTATACTCGCCTGTTTTCTTGTTATGGCAAGATTTACAAAGGAGTTGTAGGTTATCGGGGTTCAGCGCTATATTCCAATCATCAAGATTTTCCCAAGTTAGTTCTACAATGTGGTCTACTTCGTATTTTTTAGCACCGAATGCGCCACATCTTACGCAAGTCATTTTGTCACGTTGTCTAATATAATCACGGACTGCTAACCATTCTTTTTTATTGTACCAACCACTTTCTCGGACGGTATCAACATTATATTTCATCTGACACCAACATTTCTAATGCCATTGTCAAAGCAACAGTAGGGTCAATTTTATCTTTTTCAAGTTTTTTAGTGTACATATAATCTCCACTTTGTCCGATTTTAACAGCAGTATTATTTAAAGCCCATTGCATAACTTTTTGATTATGAATAAGTTTATTTTCGACTAATTTAGATTTTAATAGCCTGATATAATCGTTCATTGAAAAACCTTGCCGAATTGCCCTTTGGTTATCTCCGTCTTTGTCAAAGAAATAACGTTCAATCAGCCCTTTTAAAATTTCATATCGTGCTGGGTCATATCCGATTTTTCTAAGCCTGCACCCTGTCTTGCTTCTAAAGTCGTTAATATACGGTATTAAGTCATTTACATTGATATATTCCGTATCTAGTAAGATTAATTCCCCTCTGTCAACGAATTCCGTCCATAGCTCTTGCTGTTCTGTGTCCAGTTGCTCATATTGCGACCGTACAGAGAATGTAAGTGTATGGCTGTAAGTTTTACCCTCTAGCTCACAAACGAACGAAACAGCAGTTAAATCGCCAATTAAGGATAGGTCAATTCCGACATAAGTTCTATTTTTATTAAATACAGATAAATTGAATTCTGTTAGTTTAGTATCTTGCGGAGTGAAGTAGTAAGCTGTGTCCTGCATAGGTAATCCCATATTAAACGCTAAGAACTTATTTTGAAGCGCTGGGTCTCCTTGAGCAAGTTCATACTCTTCAATAACTCCTGACCATTTAGGAACATCTCCGATAAGAGGTAATGCCATAGTCCAATTTTTCTTATTTTTTACCTGCTCGTGATTTTCAAGCATGTAAAGCAAGCCGAATGACCTATCATTATAAAATTCTTCTTCTGACTTGAAACGTTCAACAAGTTTATCATAAAGTCCGTCTCGTTTAAGTCCGCCTGAAGTGATATAAATACTTTGCCAGTTATCTTGTTTTTGGCGTGACCCTTTATTGACTGATTCTGTTATATCTTCGCCATACGTATGAACTTCATCAAATATATTAAGTGAACTGTTACCACCCTGCGCCCTTAAAGTATCGTTTGTTTGCTTTTTGAACGTGGTTTTAAAAGAAGTAAATTCTAGTCCTTGTTTTGTACTCTTGAAAATCTTGTTTTCGTTGTACACCCTTAATGTATCGCTTGCTTCTGTTTGGTTTCGAACTTGGTCAAATACGTGTCTAGCCTGTGTATTATCGTATGCAATAACCAGACTTTCTCCGCCATATTGTCCGCCTAAAATCATCCAGTTAAGCACGCGCGTAGCCATTAAACTAGACTTACCAGAACCACGACCTAAATTAAGGAAAATTTCATTTATTAAATTGACTTGTACACCTTTTTCATCAATCATATCATAACCAAGCATTAACTCATACCACCATTTTTGAACAGGGTGTAGCTTGATTTTCATTAGGTTACCAGTTGTTAAATAGAAATTGTCTTCTATCCACTCAATAGCTTGTGTAACACGGTCATAGCGATAAATATACTTGTTATGAATGCGTATTTGCTTCTGAATAGTCTTACGAATGTATTTATTAATAATAATGCCGTTTTCTTTGTTGTATTCCAACATTTTATTTAAATAATACATTTATTCAAACCCCTCTGGAACTTTAATTTCTGGCGTTTCGTACTTACTCAGCTTATAGTCGTCAAGTTCTTCAATTTTAGCTTTAAGGTCATGAGCGCTCGATTCTTCCTGTTGCAATCTCCGCCATTCAGTAGGGTTATAAAGTTCAGGGTTTCCAGCCTTAGCAACCATCATTGCTACCAAGCTATCTTTATCAAGTTCTTTCTCTTTAACCTTTACTTTTTCAACGTTTCCGTCAGCGTCATATATTGTTTCTGTTTCTTTTAGTGTTCTGACTGTCAGTTTGCTCGCTAAGGCACTTTCGGCTAGTTCTAATAGATTTCCCCTAGCAATGCTTTTAGCTTCGTCATACGCCTTTATATTGTCATCTCGCCACTTTCTAAAAGTTTTAGCCGAACAATGCAAACTGGTGTAGATTTCTCTGTCATTACAACCTGATTCAATTTTATCAATGATTTGGCTAAAAAGCGGTTCTTCATACATCTTAGGTAAAATTGTGGGTCTGCCACCTTTTTGTGCCTGCATATTGTCCTTTCTTTTAAATGTGGTTATATCGTTTAAAGCCTATATTCTCGTTTTTAAGAACAGCAATAACTTTTACCTATAAGTTTACCAACTTAGGTAATTCTGCTCTCACAAGCCAAAATATGAGCATATAGCCCTATAATTTCCTTTTTATTTGAGATTATCAAGATTCATCAAGATTGTGCTAGATTAAAATAGATTAAATTAGCTAAAACTTTCCTTTTTAATTTTTTGGGAGATTTGTAAAGGGGAGTCCTTTGTG